TAATCAATTAGACAACAGGAATTATCTTTCTCCTGTTGGATTTAAATTTACAATTACTAAAGCACCTAAGGCAGATTTCTTTTCAAATTCTGCTTCAATTCCAGGAATCAATCTTGGTTTTGCACAACAACCAACTTATCTGAAGGATCTTCCTGTTCCTGGTGATAAGATAACTTACTCTGATTTTACACTGAGATTTTTTGTTGATGAAAATCTGACAAATTATCTACAGGTACACAATTGGATTAGAGCACTTGGTTATCCAGAGAGCATTCAAGAGTTTATTGATCTCAAAGCAAAAGATCCATACAATCCTGATATTACTGCAAAAAATCCTTTGAATGAATATTCAGATGCAAGTCTGTTTATTTACAATAGTAGTTTTAATCAAATTGCAAGAATTGATTTTAAAGATGTGTTCCCAGTGAGTCTGTCTACTGTCAACTTTGATGCAACTGCACAAGATATCAACTATGTGACCGCAGAAGTCACTTTCAAATATGCGATATATAATATAGTGGTTTTATGATTTGATTTATGAATCTTGATGAAATTCAAACATTATGGGATGAAGATTCAAAGATAGACGAAGACGAACTACATACTGAATCTACAAAGGTTCCATCTCTTCATGCGAAGTATTATAGAATTTTAAATAACATTCTTATCCTTAAGAAAGTAGAAGAGAATAAGTTCAAGCAACTCAAAAAAGAAAAATGGCAATACTACACGGGTAAGGCAGACCCAGAGGTGTATATTGACAAACCATTTGATCATAAAGTCTTACGGCAAGATGTAGACAAATACATGGATGCCGATGAAGATCTTATTAAGGTCTGCAGTAAGATTGATTACTACCAGATTATGTTGAATTATCTGGATAGCATTCTGAAAACAATAAACAATCGAACCTATCAAATCAAGAATTCGATTGAGTGGCAGCAATTCATAAGAGGTTATAGTTGATGGCAGATCTCGTTATCCGTAAAAAGAATGAGGTATATGTAACAGTCAAAGCAGAACCTCATATTAATCAAGAGTTATCAGATCACTTTACATTTGATGTTCCTGGTGCAAAGTTCATGCCTCAATACCGTAGCAAGTATTGGGATGGAAAGATCAGACTGTATAGTTCTCATACTGGTGAGATCTATGTTGGTCTACTTGACAAAGTAATGGCATGGGCAAGAAACTCTGGATACACTGTAGAGTTTGAACATAACAAGTTTTATGGTCCTCCATTTGAAGTCAATGAAATGATTTCAAAAGAAGGTGTCAAAGACTATATGACACGCATTGCTAGATTCAAACCACGAGACTATCAAGTTGATGCAGTATACGATGCATTAAGATACAACCGTAAGTTGTTAATCTCACCAACTGCCTCTGGTAAGTCATTGATGATTTATTCAGTAGTGAGATATTTTGCAGAGAGGGATAAAAAGATTCTTCTTGTTGTTCCAACCACATCTCTCGTAGAGCAGATGTTCAAGGACTTCCAAGACTATGGATGGAACGCAGAAGACTATTGTCATAAGATCTATTCAGGTAGAGAAAAGACAAATCAAGCACCTGTCACAATTACAACTTGGCAGTCTATTTACAAATTACAAAGACCATTCTTCAAGGACTTTGAAGTTATTATCGGAGACGAAGCACACTTATTCAAGTCTAAGTCTCTAGTCAGTATCATGACCAAGATGGACAGTGCCAAATACAGATTTGGTTTCACTGGTACATTAGACGGCACACAGACGCATAAGTGGGTGTTAGAGGGATTGTTTGGACCATCATACAAGGTGACACAAACAAAGGAACTGATTGATAAGGGACATCTTTCACAGTTACAAATTCATGTTTTATTGATGAAGCATGATTCATTTCAATTTGAAACTTATGAAGATGAGATTCAGTATATTATCGGACATGGAAAACGGAATAACTTTATCAAGAATCTAGTCTTAGATTTGAAAGGAAACAGTCTTGTATTGTTCAGCAGAGTGGAGACACATGGTCAACCACTTTACGAATTAATAAATAATTCTGTCAAGGGTAATCGTAAAGTATTTTATGTACACGGTGGCATTGACGCAGAACAAAGAGAACATGTAAGAGAAATCACTGAAAAAGAAAATAACGCAATCATTGTAGCATCATACGGAACATTCTCAACTGGTATTAATATCAAGAATCTACATAATGTTATTTTCGCATCTCCTTCCAAATCAAGAATTAGAAATTTACAATCAATCGGTAGAGTCTTAAGAAAAGGAGACAAGAAGAACCAAGCAGTTCTTTATGATATTGCTGACGATATAACTTACAAGTCAAAAAAGAATTACACATTAAATCATCTGGTAGAAAGAATTAAAATCTATAACCAAGAGAAGTTTAATTACGAAATTGTACAAGTTAGTCTCAGAGATAAATGAACGAAGAATTCTACGCAGCAATCAAATTAGTATCTGGAGAAGAAATCTTTGCAATGGTAACACCTTGTGAAGAGCAATCTCGAACATTATTGTTATTAGATACTCCTGTAGTGTTTGAAACTGTTACAATGAAACACATGGGAGTAAGTGCTATTAAAGTAGATCCTTGGATGACTATTGGTGATGACTCCACTGTGATTATAGATATGTCTAAGGTAATTACAATTACTGAAGTCAAAGATGATCAAGTGCTCTCCATCTATAAAAAATACTTAAGGGATAAGGATAGAGAGTCAAATGAGACAAGAGTCAATGAAGAGATGGGGTTCTTATCTTCAATATCTGATGCAAGAGTATCCTTAGAGAAACTCTATAAAAGTAGCTAAGCCATCCCTATGAACCCTGACAGAGTTATTCTACTGATAATTGAGACTCTTGTCAAGCCCTATCATTATGTGTTATAATGAATTCATAAGTAATAGGAGCGTCATGAGATGTCTAGAACTAGAAAGAAGTCAGAACATTATGTAAACAACAAAGAATTTTTAGAAGCACTGATTGTTTACAGAGCAGAAGTAAAGAAAGCACAAGAAGCAGGAGAACCGATTCCTCGCATCACTAATTATCTCGGTGAATGTTTCTTGAAGATCGCAACGCATCTTTCTTACAAACCAAACTTTGTAAACTACATGTTCCGTGAGGACATGATCTGTGACGGCATTGAGAACTGCGTCCAGTATATCAAGAATTTTGATCCAGCAAAGTCTTCTAACCCATTTGCGTATTTCACTCAGATCATTCACTATGCATTTCTGAGAAGAATCCAGAAAGAGAAACGCCAGATGGATATCCGAACCAAGATCATTGAAAGATCTGGTTTTGATGAAGTGTTTACAGGAGATGGTGACATCTACAATACTTCTGACTATAATACCATTAAAGAGAACATTCAGTCTAAACTTTATTCATGAAGATTGCCCTGATAACTGATACACATTATGGTGCTCGTAAGGGCAGTAAAACATTCCATGATTTCTTTGGTAAATTTTATAAGGATATATTCTTTCCTACCTTAAAGGAAAGGGGTATTACAGTTGCAATTCATTTAGGTGATGCTTTTGATAGTCGTAAGTCTATTGATTTTTGGGCATTGGATTGGGCAAAGACAAATGTGTATGATAAGTTTCAGGAACTAGGAATCAAGTTATACAACATCGTTGGTAATCATGACGCCTATTACAAAAATACCAACGATGTGAATTCAGTAGACTGTTTGTTGGGTCAGTATGACAATGTAGTCAAAGTCTCAGAACCAAAGCAGTATAAGATTGGTGGAGCAGATATGCTTCTTGTTCCTTGGATTTGTCAAGACAATGAGGAACAAACATTCAATGAGGTGAAGAAGTCCAAAGCAAAGATTGCAATGGGTCATCTTGAACTCAACGGATTTGAAGCATACCGTGGACATACGATGGACACAGGACTTGATCCATCATCATTCCAGAAGTTTGATCTGGTTTACTCAGGACATTATCACACAAGATCCAATGACGGTAAAATCTTTTACTTGGGAAATCCCTATCAGATGTTCTGGAACGATGTGGACGACAAACGAGGGTTCCACATTTTCGATACCGAGACTAAAGAACTTGAGTTCATTGAAAATCCTTACACAATCTTTGAGAGAATCTATTACGAAGATACAAACTACAGGACATTCAATTCAACCCTTTACAAGGACAAGATTGTAAAGATCATTGTTCGTAAGAAATCAGATCAACTTCAGTTTGAGAAGTTCATTGATAAAATTCACAAAGCAGGTTGTATTGAAATTAAAATCGTTGAGAACTTTGCAGTCAACGATGAAGACGTGAATCTCACCTCAGAAGAGTGCGAAGACACTTTGACCTATCTGAATAAATATATTGACGATTCAGATTTTGATCTCGACAAAGATATTGTAAAGAGATTGATGAGGGATGTCTACAGAGAAGCATGTGAAATGGAGTAATGTATCTAATTACGATTGCTGGAAAAGAAGAAGAGGGAGCATACTCTGTTCACGATGAGGATGGTGAAAAGGCACTATACCTCTTTGAAGAAGAGGATGATGCAGAAAGATATGCTGGTCTCTTAGAAGCGGATGATTATCCCGAGATGGCAGTTGTAGAAGTTGATGACGAGGTTGCAATTAGTATGTGCAACATGTATAATTACCGTTATGTGATCATCACAGCGGATGACTTTGTAGTCCCACCCAGAGATAATGATTTTATTCAAACAGATAAGATGGCGTAACTTCCTGTCCACAGGAAATACATTTACTGAAGTTGATTTTACAGAGGCACAAACAAATCTGATTGTTGGAACTAACGGAGCAGGCAAGAGCACAGTGTTGGATGCTCTTACCTTTGTGCTGTTCAACAAACCATTCCGTAAGATCAATAAACCACAACTGATTAACTCTGTTAATGAGAAAGATTGCACTGTAGAGATTGAGTTCTCCACTGGTTCAATTGAGTGGAAAGTCATCCGTGGTATCAAACCAAATGTGTTTGAGATCTATAAGAATGGTGAACTTCTTGACCGTGCTGCAGCAGCATCTGATCAGCAGAAGTGGTTGGAAGAGAATGTTCTGAAACTGAACTACAAGTCATTCACTCAAATCGTCATCTTGGGTAGTGCATCATTTGTTCCTTTCATGCAACTCCCAGCAGCAAGTCGTCGTGAGATCATTGAAGATCTGTTGGACATCAAGATCTTTTCTTACATGAGCAACATTCTGCGTGAGAAGATTCGCAGTACGAATGAGAGTATTCGTGAACTTACCATCCGTAAGGATCTGGTGGAAGAAAAGATTGATATGCAGAAGAATTTTATATCAGATCTGGAGCAGACTGGAAAGAAGAGTATCAAGGAAAAGCAGAGCAAAATCAAAGAGTTTGATGAAAGTGTAGATGCTCTGTTGAAAGATATTGATGGATATGGGGAAGACTTAAAAGTAGTTGAAGAGAAGATGGAAGTGTCTTCAGGTTCTAACAAAAAACTTAAGAAACTTGGGACACTTCGTGGCAAACTGCAACAAAAAGTTGCAACAATTACTAAAGAGCATAAGTTTTTTAACGAGAATACGGTATGCCCTACCTGTGACCAGCATATTGAAGAATCGTTTCGCTTAAATAGAATTAATGATGCTCAGTCTAAAGCAAAAGAACTTCAACAGGGGTTCCAAGAGTTAGAGGATGCCATCAGACTTGAAGAGGAAAAAGAAAACCAATTCAAGGTTCTTTCTAAGGAGGCAACAAACTTAACGCATGAAATTTCTAAAGCAAATACTAGGATTTCAGGATTACGGAACAGATCAAGAGATCTGGAACAGGAAATTCAAACTATTACCAGTAACCTTGCAAACCGAAATACTGAACGCGATGCATTAGAAAAATTAGTTGAGGAACTGGAGGGATTACAGTCTAAACAATCCGAACAAAAAGAGAATAATGTTTACCACGATTTCGCACATTCCTTAATGAAGGATGGTGGAGTAAAATCCAAAATCATTAAGAGATATCTGCCTCTTATGAATCAGCAGATTAACAAATATCTTCAGTTGATGGACTTCTATATTAACTTCTCTCTGGATGAAGAATTCAAAGAGACGGTGAAGTCCCCCATCCACGAAGATTTTAGTTATGAATCATTTAGTGAGGGGGAGAAGATGAGAATTGACTTGTCTCTCCTCTTCACCTGGCGAGAGATTGCAAAGATGAAAAACTCTGCAAGCACCAACCTCTTGATTCTGGATGAGATCTTTGATAGTTCACTTGATGGGTTTGGTACAGACTATTTCACAAAGATTATTAAATATGTTGTGAGTGACGCAAATGTATTTGTCATCTCACACAAGACTGATGAGTTACTTGACAAGTTTGATAACATCATCAGGTTTGATAAAGTCAAAGGATTTAGTAAAAAATTATGAAAGTATTGATTAGTGGTCATGTTGGATTTATTGGAAGTCATGTTTATAGTCATTGGAAAGCAAATCATGATGTAGTTGGTATTGACCGTCCTGATGATATTGAAGACTTTGAAGGCGGAGATTATGATCTTGTAATTCATCTTGCTGCATACGCAGATATTAGAGACAGCATTGAAGATCCTAATAAGTATTATACAAACAATGTAGTCAAGACAAAGAAGTTGTTTGATTGGTGTAGAGAAACTAACACCAGACTTCTTTATGCTTCTTCTAGTGCAGTAGAAGGTGCGTACTGGGAAAATCCATATGCTATGACGAAGTGGATCAATGAGCAGATGGCACCACCTAACTCAGTTGGAATGAGATTCACAACAGTTTTTGGTCCAGGAAGTCGTCGAAACATGATGTATCGTATGCTCCAGGATAAGACTGCAAAGTATGTTACTAACCACAAACGAGACTGGATTCATGTTAAGGATGTGTGTAGTGCCATCGAGTGTCTTGCATATTCTGACTTTACTGGACCAATCTCTGTTGGTAGTGGAGACTTGACTTCTGTGCGTGAACTTGCAGAAGTGATGGGTATGGGACATCTTCCAGTCAAAGAGGATACTCCAGGAGAGCGTGAGGAAAATCTTGCAGACATTGCAGAGTTGCGTAAACTGGGATGGTTCCCTACAATAAATATCTTACATTCAGTACAGGGAGATGGGAACGACACCGAACTGGCAGCACCATTCGAAGAAATGCCAGAAGAGACGCTTACGCCCTCAGGCTTTGAGATCTCGCCGCCAAGCATTGAACCACTTTAAAAAGTGTCACAGGACCTCGCCCAAGCGGCGGGGTTCTTTTGTATAATACGCTCATACGCAACAAAGCAATGCCTGTCAATCACGAGATCAAGTCCCAACTTGCAAAACTGCTTGCGACTGAAGATCTGGTTGTGGAGACCAAGCATGTTGAGACTGCTTGCTTCAATGTGCATACTCGTGTTCTGACTCTTCCAATGTGGAATCGTGCGACTTCTACTGTTCATGACCTCCTGGTTGGTCATGAAGTTGGTCATGCACTCTTCACTCCAGACACTGATTGGTTCAAGGAACGAAAGATTCCACCACAGTTTGTCAATGTTGTAGAAGACGCTCGCATTGAAAAACTGATGAAGCGCAAGTATCCTGGTCTTGCTAAGACCTTCTACAAGGGATACTCTGAATTGTCTGAAGAGGATTTCTTCAAGATTGAGGATGAAGATATCTCTACTTTCAATTTGGCAGACAAAGCAAATCTATATTTCAAGATTGGTAACTTCATTGATCTTGAATTTGATGCTGAGGAGTCTGTTCTTGTCAAAAGAATTGCAGATTCAGAAACATTCGAAGAAGTTCTTGATATTGCTGAGGATCTCTACGCTTTTTGTAAGAAGAAGCAAGAAGAAGAGTCTAAGGTGAAGTTTGACAATCATGAGCAGACTTCTGGTCAGAGTCAGCAAGACGATCAAGGTGATCAACAACTTGATCTTCCTCAAGGTGGAATGGACAGTGAACCTGAGTCTGAAGATGAGAATCAGACTGAATCATCTTCTCAGCAGACTGAAACTGAAGAATTCGATGGCGAAGAACCTGTGCAGCAACCTGATCATTCTCCTGGAGAAACCTTCGATCCAGATGTGAAGACCATGAGTTCTCTTGAGGAGGGTCTTCGTAATCTTGCGACTAATTATGGACCTGAAAATGTCTATGCAGAATTGCCTGCATTGGATCTTAAGAAAGTAATCGTTTCTAATGAAGAGATTCATCAGCGTTGTGCTGATGAGTGGATGGGTACTCACCCTTCTGCATTTGAAGAAGTTGATCCAGAGTTCAAGGAGTTCAAACGCAACGCTCAGAAAGAAGTCAACTATCTGGTGAAGGAGTTTGAATGTCGTAAGTCTGCTAGTGCATATGCTCGTGCTACGACTGCTCGCACTGGTGTGCTTGATTGTACCAAACTGCATACTTATAAGTACAATGAAGATCTGTTCAGGAAAGTAACCACATTTTCTAACGGCAAGAATCATGGTCTTGTGTTTGTTCTTGATTGGTCAGGATCCATGTGTGATGTCATGACTGATACAGTCAAGCAACTGTTCAATCTGATTTGGTTCTGTAAGAAGGTAAGTATTCCATTCGATGTATATGCATTTACCTGTGATTATCCTCGAATGGATGCAAATGGTTACATGAATCTCTCATATGAGAAGAAGCATGGGTTGGTTCAAGTTCGAGAGTATTTCTCAATGATGAACATCCTTACCAGTTCGACTAAAGGAAAGGTTCTGGAAGAACAAATGCTGAATATCTATCGTCTTGCTAAATTCTTCTCTGGTCCTTACAGGTGTCTGTACAACTGTCCTGTTGGAATGTCACTTTCGGGAACTCCTCTGAATGAAGCATTGATCTCTCTTCATCAAATCATTCCTCAATTCAAGAATACTCACAGGGTTGAGAAAGTTCAGTGTGTGATTCTGAGTGATGGTGAAGCACCTCCACTCAAGTATCATAAATTGTTCGATAACTCTCGCTTTGATGAACCATACATTGGTGTGAATAGTCTCAACCACAATTCTTTCATTCGAGACAGAAAGACTGGTAACACCTATTCTTTGGATGTTGACTGGTATGAGCATGTCAATATCATGCTACGCATTCTTCGCGACCGTATGCCAAGTGTTAACTTTGTTGGTATTCGTGTTCTTGCTCCTCGTGATGCTTCTGGATTCATGAGAATGTACTTCAAGACAGAAAATGATTATCAAAAAATCCACAAGTATTGGAGAAAGAACAAGTCATTCTCTATCATGAACTCTGGATATCATAGGTACTTTGGTATCTCTGCATCTGCCATGAGTCAAGATTCTGAGTTTGAAGTCAAGGATGATGCAACCAAGTCTCAGATTAAGAGTGCATTCACAAAAAGTTTGCGTAATAAAAAAATGAATAAGAAGGTTCTGAGTGAGTTTATTGAACTTATTGCTTGATAAATAACTAAGAAAGTAATTATTAAAACCATGTCAAGATTCGGAGAACTTCTTGGTAAAGGTGCTCCTGAAGCAGCACCTGCTCCAGCACCAAAGCCTGCTCCTAAGGCAGCACCAAAAGCAAAGGCACCCGTAAAGGAAGTCAAGTTATCTGAAGACTGATAGGACACTTTGAAAAGTGTCACAGGGGGCACCGATAGGGTGCCCTTTTTTGTGTATAATAACTTCAGTTGAAACAACCAAACCACATCATGACATTCTCCACCTCTGAAATCTGCTCTGCATTGCAAAGCACTTATGGGGAATCTGTGACTGCTGCCGACATTCGTGCATGGTGCGCGATGAACGGTGCCAACTATCAGACAGTAACCAACAAGATTGCTAACTACAAGACTGGTCGTGGCAAATGGAACTTTGAAGTGACTCAACAGTCTGTCGATACTATCGAACGCACTTACAACGCTCCTGCAGCGATGCCTGCTATTGAACAAAACCTGATTCCTGAAAAAGATGATACCTTCGTCAACTTTGGTAATTTCAAAGATCTCAAAAAAATTATTCAGTCCCGTCTATTCTATCCTTCGTTCATCACGGGTCTCTCGGGCAACGGAAAGACTTTCGCAGTTGAGCAAGCGTGTGCTCAATTGGGTCGGGAACTTATCCGTGTAAACATTACTATTGAAACAGATGAAGATGACCTCATTGGTGGATTCCGTCTCGTCAATGGTGAAACCGTTTGGCACAATGGTCCAGTCATCGAAGCCTTGGAGCGCGGTGCGGTTCTATTGCTTGACGAGATTGACCTGGCTTCCAACAAGATTCTTTGCCTTCAATCAGTCCTCGAAGGAAAAGGAGTCTTCCTGAAGAAGATTGGTAAGTTTATTCAACCTTCTGAAGGATTCAATGTCATTGCCACTGCCAATACTAAAGGCAAGGGTTCTGATGATGGACGCTTCATCGGCACTAATGTCTTGAATGAAGCGTTCTTGGAGCGTTTCCCTGTGACCTTTGAGCAAGAGTATCCAACTCCTGCACAGGAAATGAAGATCATCCATAATGTCGCCATGACTGTCAATGTGGATGATGAAGACTTCTGTAAGCGTCTTTGTGACTGGGCAGATATCATCCGCAAGACTTTCTATGATGGTGGTATTGAAGAAATCATCTCTACTCGTCGCCTGGTCCACATTATCCGTGCGTACAGTATCTTTGGTAACAAAGGTAAAGCAATTGATGTTTGTACTGCTCGTTTTGATGATGAAACTAAAACTGCATTCATGGAACTTTATGACAAAGTTGATGCTGACTTTGTGATGCCATCTGAAGACAGCGTTGACACATACACTGCTGAATGATATAATGACTAATGCTTGGGCACTATTGTATGATGAACTTATGACTGAACACTCTTCACATTATTACGAATATGATCGCAATGATCCCAATCGTGAGGATCCATTCGAGGGTAATGAGATTAATCTGAATCTTGATGCTCTTGCAAGGAATGGATTCTGGCAGTACGAAGAAGATCTCACACTTAAAGAAATTCGTGATTATCTTTCCAGTACATACAACGCCCACTACACATCCAAACAATCCAAGACTCAAACTCTTGACCTTATCGAAAGCATTGGTGATGCAGAACCATTCTGCCGATCTAATGCAATCAAATACTTGTCTCGCTTTGGCAAGAAAAACGGTAAGTCAAAGCAAGATATCTTGAAGGCAATTCACTATTGCATTCTCCTGTACCACTTTGCTGGTCTTCATAATGAAACTAAGGGAACCTATGAAACTTTCTGAAAAAACTGTCAACCTGCTCAAGAACTTTGCTGGTATCAACCAGTCCATCCTCTTCAAGAAGGGCAACAAACTTCGCACAATGTCTGTGATGAAGAACATCCTTGCAGAGGCAGAGGTTGAAGAAGAGTTTCCGAAAGACTTTGCTATCTACGATCTCGTTCAGTTCCTCAATGGTGTCTCACTCTACACTAATCCTCAGATTGAGTTTACTACAGACTCTAACCTGACAATTCGTG